CTAAAATCATTTTCATCCCATAAACTTTTTATATAAGGAATATAATTATCTTTATTATATATAATATTGATAACGTTAGTTCCATTTAATATTGTAGATGTTAATGTATATAGAGGATTAGAAGACGTTATTGAAAAATCCAATTGGTCTAATACAGTACTGCTTAGTTTATTTTGGAATTCATCCTTTGATAATAGCCTTAAATTATATAATGAACCATTTATATTTAAAGTTTTATTTATATTAGCTCTTTCGATTACTTCATTATAAGATACATCTTTAAGTACAAAAGTTTGAGATATATATACTGTTTTACCATCAATTTTACTTTCTATCCATTTAAAACCATATTTACTATCTGTATTATCAACAAATGTGTATAATGCATAATCCTGAAAATTGGGCGCACTTTGACTTGGAACTTGTTGTAATTTTTTGCTATTTCCGTATTTATCAGTTCCTTGTAATGCTCCTATAGTTACTATATCACCTACTGCCATTCAATCACTTCCTTTCTAATAATAAACCTTGCCTAAAATTGGACTATAAATCCCATCAACAATATTAATATCATCTAATGAAGTTAAGTCTTCTAAGAAATTGTTATGTGGCATATTATTTATAAGATTGTCTTCTAATACTTTTACTTTTGTTTGCATATTTTTTACAGCTGTCTCCATCACAATCATTTCACTATGTGCTGATTCTATGCCATCTTCCATATGATTCATAAGTCTAGCACAATACAAAGTACCAACTTGTAATACTTCTCCTGTATCAACATCTTCTATATGGTCTATCCATTCATTCTTTGTATATATACTCATTTTTTTACACCTCCGTAAATTCATGCTTAAATGCTATATACAATGCCTTATCAGTAGTTCTTTCATAGACTTTCTTGTCTTGTGCTACTATATCCCCATCTTTATCTATTACTCTTATATTTGTAATTTTTCCTTTGTAATTCTCATCAAAGAATACATAAGCACAAGCAGTATTTCCTATTACTTTTTTAGAAAAAAAATCTATTTCTTTTTCTTCTCCATCAAGTGTATATTTAACATTTTTTAGTTTGCTAATATAATAATTTGCTAATTTATTAAGCGCCTTATCTGTAAGAGTTCTCAAGTTTATCACCTCCTAATGTGATATAGCGTTATTGCTGACATTTAATGTTATACTCTTTGAAACACCGCTCTTAGAAGTTGCTGTGATAGTAGCTGAACCACTTGAACTAGCTGCAACGCAAAATCCACTATGAACAGTAATAACACTTTCATTATTTGATTCCCAGCTTAAAGCTTTGTTGATACAGTTGTCATTAAACGTTGCTCTAACTACACAATTATTTTCATTGAAATCTGTTGCTTGAATTGTGAAATCACTACTATTAAGTACTACATTTTCTGTACTTAAAGGATAATACTTAACCCAGTCAACATATTGAGTTATTTCAGTTGTATCACTATCAGGAGTACCACCACTAGCTCCTATCGCTTGGTTAAGTAAAATATAATGTGGTATATGGAAGGCTCTATTATCAGTAGCATTTGTTCTTGATAATTCATTTCCATCAATAGAGAAAATTAATGTACCATCCGTTTTCCATTCCATTGCAAATATATGCCAATCACCCGTAGCATAATTGTCATACCATACACGGCCACTTTCTTCCTTTTGATTAAAGAATACACCACAAGTTAATTTTTTATTATAAAATTCAACTATGTCAAATTCACCACAGTAAGCCCACCATTCACCCAAAGTATCCGGGCTAGCATTTTCTTTATAACCAAATTCGAAACTATCTCCTAAAGTCCAAAACGCTCCAAATGCTCCATTTAAGTTACATAATTTAACACGTGCCTCTATTTTTCCATACATAAATGCAAAATGACCTTTTGATATAATTGATGCTGATGTCCAAGAACCATCACTTGCTTTTTTACCTCTTAAAGCTAATATACCATCATTGATTTCTGCATTAGTATTTGTATAATTTTGTGTTTCACTATTCCTAACATATCCTAGTTCATAAGACCATTTACTCGGATCTACTATATTGCTTGAAAAATCATCTACAATATATGCACCATTAGAATCTAATAAAACCGTATCAGTATTTTCTTTTTCAATATATTTTACATTAGAGCAAAATGGTATTGAACTAGAAGATTGTCCACACCAACCGCTCATATTACCTTCTAATGTAATTAAAACTGTTCCATCTTCTTTTGTAATTTTTTGTGAAGTTCCATTATATTCTACGATTAATATGTCATTTTTATTTATATCAGGTAATGTTAATTTTGCTATTTTTGAAACGCCTGTTCCTGGTATTGTCATTTTGAATTCTTGTCCATGGTCACTTCCTATTCCTAATGCTATCATATTATAAGTACCATCGCCGTTATCATTATATATATACCAGCATAAACACGCATAGTCTGCAACATTTGGTCTTAATGTGAATTTTAATTTAGATATATTTTTATTTAAATAACACATACCCCACTGTCCAACAGATGATGCAGTTAAATTGGAATTACTGTCTATGATTAAATCATCCACTTTACCTACTGTTTTGAAATCTGATATTACCGCATTAGTATAAGTATCTTGTGTAGGACTTGCTATTACCGTTAATGTAAATATATTACTTGTAGCTATTTCACCGTCACTTGTAGTTACTCTTATAGCCATATTATAAGTTCCTGCACTTGCATTGGCGTCATGTGTAAACGTATAAGTTAAATTGTTGGATGTTACATCACTTGTTTTATCATAATATGTATTTCCACCATCCCAAGATACTTCATGTTTTATAACTGATTTTGATGTTGAATAAACTATGTTGAAAGTGATTTTTTCTACTGTTGTTATATCTGCAATATTACTTACTGTTAATTCTGTAGTTGGTTGTGCTGGAATGTATGGAATATATTTTCTAAACTTACTTGCTAGTAATCCTTGTCCGTCAGCTGTTGGATGTAGACCGTCACTGCTTAATGTACTTGGTTGCAAGTCGCTATCTTCATGTACATCTATTATTTTAATATTGTTAGTAGTACATACATTTTTAATAGCAGTTCTATAATCGTCCAATGTGTTACCAGCATTATTAATTCCATTTGAGTTAGTGTTAAATGTACCGTTTGTCATGTTAAGTGGTATTATCCATATGATTTCAGCTTGTGCAAATTTATTTTTGATTTTTTCTATAAGTTTTTTGCATGCCCCATAAAATGTAGTATCTTCTGTATCATTAGTTGTACCTATATCACAATTTTGCAAATAATCATTGACACCACCAAATATAGTCACTAGACCTGCATTAGCAGAAGCCCCACTTAACCCTTCATCTATTAATGTTGAAAATGTTTTATATCCTGTTGTTTTATTAGTTATATGTGCTCCACTTTTAGCGCAATTGTTTACAGTTGATATATTAGTATATTGATTTTTTAAGATTGTTGGATATTTAGTCAATGGTAGCATACCTTCATCTGTTATACTATCTCCAATTACTTCCCATTCTGTTATAGCACCAAGTATATATCCAAAACTTCCTGATATATCAATAGTTACACTAGCTGTTACTGTAATAATTATATTTCCAGTGACAGAATTTATATTAATTTGCCCATTTGAATATGCGGTAGAAGTTATATCTACTCCTCCCATAGTTATGCTTAATGAATTTATTTCATACCCACTATTAGCAGTTATAGTAGCAGAGTAACTGTTCCCATAATCTACTTGTATTGCAGAGTTATTATTACTTACATTAGTTAATTTATTAGTTATACTAAATTTGATTATTGTAGCAGTTATATTCCCATTATCATCTTCAGATAATGTATATTTTTTATTATCAAGTGTTAATATTTTTCCAGTAACCTTTCCACTTATCAAGCTTATATTAGTAGCCATCCTTTGAAACGTATCTGTATTACTTGTTGTTACTCCTTTGCCAGTAATAGCTTGAGCAATTAAAGTTTTACCATTACTGGCAGATTGAAAAACCTCATTTATTGCACCTTTTAAATCTTGTGCTGTTGTAGATAATGTTCCAGATCCTATTATATTTTTTATCTCTGTGTCATCATAATTATGCAGATTCTGCAATTCTTGATGTGCTTCATATATTCCATTTTCAATATTATTAATATCTTCTTGTTTCATAATATCGCCGGTTTTCCATACTTTCTTTTTATATGCCATATATTCACCTTCTTTCAGTTATAAAATTTTGCTATATCCTATCTTTAATTCGCCTATTTTAGAACTTATACTTTCTGTTTCTGTTACAATAGCATAATCAACAAAAGCATAATCAACAATATTATTTTTACTTGGATTATGTATTAATTCAAATTCCTCTTTTGACATTTTTATTATATTTTTATATAATCCACAAATAGGTAAATTGCTATATCCATCATAAGTTCTTGCTTGTATTACTTTTCCTATATTGCCATATCCGTCTGAATAAGGTTTCCACCAAGTACCTACTCTAAATGTATTGCACTCTGGCAACTTCGATAATGCTATTCTCTGGCTACTATTAATTACTACAGTTCCCTTTGAAGCAAAAGTAAATGAGTAATTAAGGTGAGCTGGTTTATATAGTTCAATTGCATTAATAAGGTCTGAAAAATTACTACTTTCAAATTTTGCATTTTCTAAAGTAAGATTAAAAATGTAATGTGCATTATCTTCTTCAACTGTTACATTTTCAACATCAAAAAAGGAGTATGCAAGTTGCTTTACTACTTCGATAGTAGTTGTTTTGCTACCCCTCATTTTAGTTAAAATTATACTTCTTCTTTCTTCATATGTTTTTCCTATGCCTCGTGGTAAATATAGCATATTTTCCCAATAATCTAATCCCCAAGTTGCAGTTAAAACATACATTTGTCTTAATACATCTTCTATTTCTTCAACTAATATATCTCTTTCTTTTTGTTCAGCTTCTATAATAGGTCTAGTATATCCATTGTCATAAAAATAAGGTAGTTTATCGATTAAATCCAACTAAACCACCTCGCTCACCGAAATTGTAATTGTATCTATAACAGGAATATAATAATCTCCGACAGGTATATTTTCTTGCTTGCTATTTATTGTATATGTTACTATATCATCTACAGCCTCTAAATCACCAACTACTGATAATGCTTTATAATATATAATATCTTCATCTTCCAAATTATTCACATAATCTGATAAGACTGTTGATATTTGTTCCTTTGTATCATCTAACGAATAAGCACTATCTAGTTTTATTTTAATATCAAATGTTAATTTTAATAACTGTGGAGTATCAACTGTTACAGTTGCTCCTATTGGTCTTTTTTCTTCTATATATGATATAACTGTATTTACAGTTTCTTCACTGCATGGAAGATTGTCATTACCTATAATAAGCACTTTTACTGTTCCATTGCCATTCCAAAGAGGATATACTTTTACTCTTCCTACTCCATCACATTCTAAGGCCCATGCTTTATAATCATTAACATTTCCTGATGTCCTTGGATTTTGAATTATATATTTAAATCTTTCCTTAAGTTCTTCATCTGTTTCAGTATCTACACCATTTTCAAATGCAGTTTCATTAGTTAATGAAGTAACTCCACCTATATGCTCTGCAAATTCAAAAGTGGACCCAGCTGGTAAATTATATTTATATCCTATTTCTGTTGCTTCTACATATAAAGTATCTTCATTTGGTAAAAGTATATCGTTTAATACTATATATTCTAATCCATTAGATGTAATTATTGTACTGTTGCCTATAAAAGTATCATCTAATCCAGTAACCTTTATAGCTCCAGTTGCTTTTTCTCCGTCTTTTCTGTATACCCCAAATTCATTAACTCTTTTATCCAAATAGTCGTCAAAAGTGTCTTCTATAAATGCTAAATTAAGTATATCGCCCATAGAGATATAAGCTTTCGCTAATTCCTCAGCTAATGGTGCTAATAAGTCAAATGATACTGAACCTTCTCTAGTATCTAAATTATTAGCACTTGTATTTTCCAAAATTCTTTCAATTAAGGCTTCATATGTTTGCTCGCTAAACAACAAAATTCACCTCCAATTCTTCATAAATTGTTATTGCTCTCATATCTACTTGTAATGTATCTCCATCAAAATCTACTTCAAGTTTATTTATTTCTAATATATAAGGATTTATCAATAATGCTTCTTCTATATATCTAGTAACCTCCATTTTAGTAAGTTCAGGAGTATAATTTTGTCCTAGCAATGTATCTATTTCACATCCAAAATCCCATGAATATATTGAAAAATAATATCTAAATGTTTTTATAGCGTGCCATATCCATACACATATAGCTTCATTTTCCTCTACTATCTTAAATTCATTGTTAATAACAAGAGGATGTTCATTCTTGAAATCCCATGCTATTTCTCTATACAAAGGCAATGTGTCATCTTCTTCTAATTCTATGTCTGATACACTTTCAGTAATGTAGTCAATAAAGGGATAAAAACTATCATTGTATTCTTCATCCATCTATACTCACCACCTTTGATATAATATAAAAAATATCATCTTCTCTAAGCATTACAACTTTATCACCAATATTCAGCTTGTTTACATAATCTTTAGATTTATGAGAGTGTTCTCCTCCTGTATGAGTATGCGTTCCATCTCCTCCACCTTCTCCTGTTGCATGGCCTCCACCACTATGAGTATGTTCTCCTTTTGTATATGTTTGTGTTTCCTTATGTCTATCTAAGAGCCATTTATCTATCATGAGATTATCTTTATCTAATTCTATTTCAGATGTTTTAATTATTAAATTTGGAAGAGGTGATACAACAATTCCTATATTCAATAATTTATTTTCTGTTATATTACTTTTAGAAGTTTCTTTAATTATAGATAGAAATTCATTGTAAGGATTTTTTTCCATTAGATCACCACCTTATATATGTCTTCTTGCCCATATAAATTTTGTTCCTCTGTAAGATAAGTATGATTTCAAATTAACTATCATGACTTTCTTATAACTATATGAAGCATGTATCATTTGCCCATTTCCTATATACATACCAACATGAGTTATTCCATTTGCTCTATCTGTTGAATAAGTATTAAAGTAAATTAAATCTCCAGCTTGTAATTGTGATGTGCTTGTTATCTTTTTACCTTGTTCGCCTTGTACATTAGAAGTTCTTTGCAATGTTATTCCTAATGCTGTTTTATACACATAGCGAGTAAATGATGAACAGTCAAATGATGTCGTAGAATTTATTGAAGCACCCCATACATAAGGTGTTCCAAGTTTAGCTTTTGCAACAGAGATTAATTTTTCCTGTTTTTTATTTAAAGGTAAATTTGAAGTAGCTGGGACTTCTTTGTATCCAGTTCCATCTCCTATTATGATATATCCATGTTTAATGCCAAATACTCTACATTCTTTGTCAGTTCTCATTAATATATCTATGTGATATACACCATTTTTAACTACGATTTTCCCACCTCTGTCGGTTACAGTATAAGTTTTACCATCTATAAAACTTCCCGTACCACTTGGTTGTATTTTTGTTCTGAATGGAATACTCTTAGGTGCAGCGCATGTACGTTTGCTAGGGTCTAATTTTCCACCCATGCTTTGATATATTCCACCTTCTATTCCAGGTCCTGGCCAATATGCAGTAAAAATAGCTTTTACTTTCTTGCCATTTAATACTTTTTCTCCATCATTGTAATTATTATCATTGTATGTTGTTTCTTGTTTTTCTTCATCTTCTCCTGCTTCAACTTCGTTCATTAAGTTTTTATAATTAAGATTAAGCGCTATTTTATATTCTCCATTTTCCCAAGTATGAGAGTCTGTATCTATATAAAATAGTCCTTTTAATCCTGTTGATGAGTCTGTAACAGTCACACCATATCCAGTAATACAAGTGGTATCTCCATATCCATCCAAAGATGCACTTCTTTCTCTATCGTTTAATTTTTTCTTTGCTTCTTTTCTAGCACTTTCTAAATCTATAACTGTAGTAGTTGTTGTTTGGTTATTGTCAGTTACATCTGTTGATGTATTTGAATTTGATATTTTTTTACCTCCAATAGTAACTTTTGAATACCAAGCATTTGCTTTATTTCCTCTGAGTGTATTTCCTCCACCTCTCTCAAAGCAAGCGCCAAAATAATAACCAGCTTTATAAGCATCCGTTAACTTTATAAATTTGCTTACTCCTCCTACTTTGCTATTAAGCAATGATTTAGTTGTGCTATCTTCTCCATTTAATTCATCCCACATATGCTGTAATTGGAGATTTAAGTTTGTCCAGCTTACTCCTTTTTTAGTAGCTTTTCTTTTCAAGCTTGCTAATCTTACTCCTAACCATTGAAATAATCCACTTGCTCCAATACTATTAACAGAACTTGTATTGAATGAGCTTTCACATTCTGCATTAGCTACTATTGCAGCTGCAACCTGTGGAGTGCAACCTTTGCCTATACAGAAATCAAATATAGATTTTGCTATTGAATTAGTAGTATTTAATGAAAAAGAGTTGTTTTTAGTAGTTGAAGATGTAGAAGCGGAAACTGCCATTGTTGATATTTCAGATGTTGCTGATTGTGTAGTTTCTGATGTTTGGCTTTCAGCTTTTACAACTTCTTGAAATAATCCATACAAATCTATTGAATTACTATTCTTTTCTTCTCCTATTTTATTTCCTGAGTCATCTACTATAATTACTCTATTTACTACATTCTCTATACTAGATTTATAAGTTGTTGATATTATATTTTCTTTTTCTTTGAATTGAACATCTAACTTTATATCTCCTTTTAGGGCTGTGCATATCTCACCTTCCTTAGCATAGCACATATATTCTTTGCCATTACTAGCATGAGAATTTGTATAAGCACTCATTATAGTGTCATACATGCTTACTCCTATAAATACTTTGCTCCATGAAACACCATCACTTACAATGCTTCCTTTTTTAAGTCCATATTTTGAATAATCATCTAGCATTTGAGTAGTTATTTGACTAGCAGTCTTGTTCTTGAAGTTGTAATTAACTTTAATATTAACTAGTTTTTGTGCATGGTCATAAGCCATGTAGCTTGTAGTATCAGTAGTTTTTTCTATACTGTATATAAATCCTCTGAACAATTCTTTTTTATTCTCATAAAAAAATACCATGTAGCCTTCTTTAATGTCGACTATTGGTATTTTTTTATCGTATTTATTTGAAATTATTGAAAATTCTAGCTTTCTTGATGCTTGTTTATAATCTCCACTCCAAGTAACTTTTTCTACTAACTGTGTTATATCTGTTTTTTTATTATTTCTATCAACTATTTTTAGTGTTATCATTATATCACCAGCTTCCATCCAGCTTTAATTATTGTATTTTTAGTCAATGAAGGATATTTAGATTTATTTTTTTCTATTATTTTTTTATAGCTTGATCCTTTTCCATAATATTTCTTTGCTATATCATATAGTGTATCTCCCTTTTTTACTGTATGAATTGTTTGTTTACTTTTGGTTGAAGTTTTATTTTTATTATTGTTTTTATCTTTTGAAGATGTCCTATTTTTGTTGTCAGTTTTCTTTTTAGCTGGAGTTGTTGATGATATTTTAATTTCTCTATATTCCTTTAGATTGATAGTATAATATACATCTCCTGTGCCATCTTGTTGGGAAAAGGTAAAATCAGTTATTCTTGCTTGGAAGTTTATTTCTGTGCCAGTTACTATAAATCTCATTACTTCACCATTATTCATGTAACTTCTTATTTTAGATACACAGGTCCATTGTTTTGGATAATTAGAATAATTTACAAATTTATATTTTCTTTTTGGATTTGGAAAAAATGATGATATCTCTATTGTTCTTAATCCTTTACCTCCAAATATTGCAACATCTCCTAATCCTGTTATATTACTGTCATTCATTATTGCATAATCTTGTACATTTATAGTAGAAGGCAATATGGGAAATCTAAATATATGTTTATCATTTTTTAAATACATCTCCATAATGCAATATTACCTCCCTTACTAAGTTATTATTTTTTGTTCATTTAGTTTTCTGACTATTCCTGATGTCACTTTTTCTATATCCGCTTCTTGTCTAATCGTCATGCCGTAGAAATTATTAACTATTTGAGGAGTATTACTTTTACCTTTGCCTTGTCTCCATTTATCAGCATCTCTTCTCGGTAAAATTGCTTCTCCTTGATGCAGATTTGCTAAATAATTATTATAAGGAACTCTTCGAAGTCCTGCTGCATGGTTTCCATTTTCTGCATTACTTAATGATTCTGTTACTTTTTTAACTGTAGCAACTATAGGATTATTTGTGATTTTATCTTTTAATCCTTGCCATGCACTTTTTATCTCACTAATTACCCCTGATATTCTTCCTTTTACAGTATTAAAAGCATTTATAGCAGTATTTTTAATAGCATCCATTACACTTTTTACAGCATATTTAATAGCATTCCATTTTTCTACTACTACAGATTTAATTGCTGATACAATAGTT